GATGGAACAACAAGAGTAGCAGGGGTAGTATCTACAGATCCTGCATATGCAATGAACGCAAAATGCCCAGGCATTGCAGTAGCGATTGCCCTACAAGGTCGTGTACCATGCAAGGTTCGTGGTAAAGTTCGTAAGGGGGATATCATGGTGTCAGCAGGTAATGGATTTGCTAGACCATGGAACAATGCTCAAATCGGTATGGTTATCGGTAAAGCAATTGAAAACTTTGAAGGCGTCGAAGGCGTCATAGAAATAGCAGTAGGAAGATTATAATAAAATGTCATCAGCAATTTATACAGCAAATGGAACTAGCCAACTAACGGCTGTGGCTACTACAGACAAAGTGCGTATAGCAACAACTACTTCAGCAATCGCAGTAGCAGTGGGTAATTCTAGTGTTACCGCTAATTTAACAGCATGTGAAATTATTCCTGCTAATACTGTAGACAACAGTTTTATCGTAGGACAAGGGAATTACATTGCCTATATTAATGTAGCAGGAACTGCAGGTGCATTCTCAATTACTGATTTAGGTGCAAATCACCCTGCTACAGGCACTGAGTGAGGCCAATTTAATATTTTTTTACTTTCACTGTAAGCAATATCTAAAAAACGTTTTTGATTGTGCTCCAACATTTCCAGTTGAGATTGATATAATTCTAAAGGATTATCAATCAGTTTCAACTGGTTAACTATTTCTATAATTGTACAATCGTTTAATTTATTATTATTAAACAATTCAGCAGGAGTGTAAAATCCTAATTTCTTTAATTGTTTAACTACCCCGGGGTTAGAATTTAAAAAATAAGGTCTCATACCCATTATTGGTTTATATGTTTTTTCGCTTAGTTGCCATGGGTCATTGATTTCAGTCTCACTAACAATAACAGAATATGTATCGTTCCATACGTTCATGTCACCTATAGTCAAAATATCTTCTGGCCTACTATAACGTAAATCTGATGTATGTAAATCTTGGTCATAATTTTTTGTCTGCACATCTATTTCAGGAAAATGTCCCTCTTCAAAAGTAATAAATCCTTTAGTATGTAAGTTATTTTTTATTAGTGTTTCTACTAACTCTGTTCTCCATGGTCTTGGTTTTCTATTATATGACAAGAACAAATATTTACAAGAAGGTTCTGTAATGCTTGATAAGTCATTGAACTTCACCATAAGACTAGGAAACCATGAATAATAGTGCGTTTCACTGTTGCCTACAAATTCTATATTCCAGCCAGTAAGTTGAAGATATTTGAAACAATGTATATGATGCAACCAATATAGACCATCAACAGTACCGGCAAACCAAAGTTTAGTATGTTCTTGTCTGCCGTTTTGAAAAACAAAATTTAATAAATCTTCACCTATGTTTAACCATGTGCAGTTTATTATTATATTGTTTGGATAATCACTTGTGTTTGCAATATCTTTTTTCAAGTTATCAAACCATACCAACTCAGTCTTTCCTATAACTCTAGGCTCTGCCCCATAGAACTTTCCGTACTCTATTACATTATTCATGTCCTTATTTATGGTAAATTTTAATGGGTTTGATAAATATACAGTACGCTCTTAATTCTGAGAGTTTATGCGGTCCCCGCCGCGTAGTGGAATAGAACCCACATATAACATTTAGGAGAAAACAAATGGGACGTCCTTTAAAGATAGCGAAAGCTACGTTACTTAACGTAACAAACACAACAGCAACAACAAACATTGTAACAGTTTCACAAACATTAGCTGATTACGGTATCGTTGCAGGTATGCCATTCGTACCAGCTACAACAACAGGTACAAACTTAGTTGCAGGTACAACATATTGGATCTTACAAGTTACAGGTGCTTCGACATTTACAGTTTCGGCAACACAACCAAGTGCTAACCCAACTAATACAGCAGTAACATTAACAACAGGTACAACTGCATCTGTGTTATCAGTTGGTGTAGTTGATTCTGGATTCAGTAATCCAGACGGTTCTAATACTGCTACTAACTCTACTAGCTATGGTGCAGTAGGTGGCAATACAAGTATTTACGGTAAACAAACATTAGTTCGTGTGGCGATTGGTCAAACAGGTACAGGTACATTATATGCATCCAATGCATCTGCTGATGTATTTGGTGTAGGTACAGATTTAGCTAACACAGTTAGTGCCGGTTCTGCACTTCAAGTTGCAGTTGCTAACGTTAACGGTGGCACTGATTACACTAACATCGGTTTTGTAAGTTCTATTACAGGTATTGCTAACGTTGAAATCTCTAATGCTACTGCGTCAGGCGACTTCTTGACAACAGTTGGTAATGCACAAACATTAGTTGAAGATCAACCAGTTGTATTAAGTGCAAACATTGGTGGTTTAGTTGCGGGTCAAGTATACTATGTAGGTACTATTGCTAACGCAGCCGCATTCAGCGTGTCATTAACAGCAGGCGGAGCAAACGTTGCATTAGAAGATGAAGATGCAGAATCTTATGCTGTACAAGATTCTATGACATTGGCAGCTAATGCATCAGTATCAGCAACAGGCGCGGCATTTATATATGCTGATGACGAAGCTGGTTATATCGTTCGTCAGAAGGGTAAGACAAAGTATTTGGTTACAGGTGGTACAACTGGTTTAACAGCACAGTGCTATACTGCTAACGTTGCAAACACAGCATTGACACCAAACACAATGAATATATTGTCTACTAATGCGGCAAGCGGTACTGCATACGTTGCGTCATTGAACGATTATCAATCTCAGATTTTCCCAACGCAAATCGCGGCAGGTTCAATCTCAGCAGGTACTCAGTATACAATTTATACAACAGGTACAACAAATTGGACAGCAGTTGGTGCGGCAAGTAACATGACTGGTGTTACATTCACTGCTACAGGTGCTGGATCTGGTACAGGTACTGCTATTGCAGTAACTGCTAACCCAGACGTAATTGCTACATTCGATACAGCTTATGCGGCAAATACATACGGTGGCCAACCAAACCCAATCGTTGTTATCAGCAACGCTTAATCGGAGATTGTAAATGGCAACGGCAAATCAAGCACTTAGCATTCAACAAGCAGAGACTGATATTGCCGTCCTTCAAGTTCAGGTTAGAAACATTGAAGATAAAGTCGGTGAGATTAAATCTGATTTGAAGGATGTTCAAAAATCAATCGATGACCACGCTGAACAAACTCAGAATACATTGAAGGCAATGAGTGACAGTAGTGCATTAGCACACAAAGCTATGTCTGATAAAATTTCTAGTTTAGAAAAATGGCGATGGATGATGATGGGTGCAGGTATCGTACTCGGAACACTGGGATACGATACACTTGCAAAAGTGTTAAAATAAAAAGGGGCGTTAAGCCCCTTTTTTAGTTAGTGTCTGTAGTTTTGTTTGCACTATATCTATATTCACAGTACTAAACAATCCGGGATGTAATGGTTTAGGATATTGATCATCACCAACCCAAGCATATCCGCAATGTTCTTCATTTAATGTAGGAATAAATTCTGCTTCTACTTCACAAAAAAACGTATGATAAGTGAAGTCACGATTTACAAATTTCTGTATTGGTATTAGTTTTGCGTGACTAGGAAAATATCCTATTTCCTCAATACACTCACGTTCTAATCCTTCTAATAGAGTTTCTCCGTCATCTATCTTGCCACCAGGAATACCCCAGTTGCCTGGATTTTTATAATCAGTTCTAAGTAGATAGAGAAATTTCTCTGTTTGGGCGCTGTAAAAGAATACACCCGCGGATGTGTTTTTCATGTGACTATTATACTATAATCTTATTTAGATTACAATACTATAATCACCCTCACCATACCATCCTTCGTAACTCTTCATCCAAACACCTTCTAATGGGACATAGCGATATTGTATGCCAGTCGTTAGATTAGTTACGTATTCAACAGTTTCAGCCGCATTGCTATCAAAGCTAACTACCCAACTACCCAATCCTGCATTATATTGGATAATGTCATTTGCATTAGCAACTAAATCACCCCATGCAACAGTTTGACTACCGGGTGATCCAATATCTTCAACAATTAAATAACGTTTGCCATTAATTGGCCCGGGCAAACCTGCATTAGGACCAGTGACTAATGGATTGATAACGCTGTCTACTGGATCTAGTGTGTTTGTAGGTAATGTATCAGGGTCGATATTATAAATTAATAGTCTGTCATCTACTGGATCAGGAACAATAGTTCCAACAATATCAGTTTCCATATATGGATTCTGCAACCATATCTGACTTATACCCGGACGAACGGCACCATAAACATCTAACAAACTAGACCAATATAAACTTGTGTTAGGTGGGGTAGGAGTATTTAAACTTACGTTAGAAGGATCAAATGTAGTATTGTTTGGTAATATTTGTAAGTGATTGCCTAATAATAGAACTTTGTATCCATACGGAGATATCTTTTGTCTGGTTCCGTTCAACAAATCACTATCTGTCATATCTTGTATAGCAGTGTTTGTATGAATCGTAGCAATAATTTTTTCGATAACACCCATCTTTTTGAGTTTTGCACTTGTGCTTAACCAGATAGGAATATAAAACTTCCAAGACATTATATCAATTGGATTGTTTGTACCTATTGGAATAGTTCTAGAAGTGAATGTTAATCCATCTTGATATACAACACTTAAACTAGTCCAGTCAATAAAGTTATC